CTTCGTTCTTTACACGCTCAACAAATTGCATAGCAAGGTGGCTAGGCATATTACCCACGTCAATATAGAACACACGTCTTTCTGGAGCACGTTGTACCCTATAGATTAAGATAGCATCTTCGAGCAATTCTTTCTGCTTGAACACCTTGAATATCATCTCCAGAATACTTTGCCCAAATGGCCAATAGTAGTCTAGTCCTTCGTTGAGGCTTAGGTGTACCACATGTTCTGCATCAATTACAGTTTCGTTGATTGTGTGTGTAAATCTGCTAGCACCGCCTTCGCCTTGTGCGCTTGGTGCTGTGTAGTTAAAGTTGCTGGCTTGTCCACCTGCAGGAGGATTAACTTGGAAATCTGTAGTAGTTTTTGCGGCTACCGTAAGGTTCTGGAAATTAGGGTTGATATCCTGGATAACATACTGCTCAGGACGTTTGCCTTCGTTTTCGTTTACAATTACACGCTTGACTTTGGTCATGTCAACCCAGTACATTTCAAACGTTTCTGGATCACGCACAAACACCTGATCGCCGTACTTGAGCACATTGCGGAACAGTTTAAAGATACGCTTGTCTAACTCGTTTAACTTTACCCACTGTTGTAATTGTTTTTTAACAATCTCAACTTCTCTATCAGTAGGATTTTCCATGAAGTCAATATCAAAAGGTGTGTTTGTACTGTTACTGTTCTGTGTGCTAAATTCTGAGATAATGTCAAGACAGGCGTTTACTTCTGAATCGCAGTCCATGTTTTCGTATTGATTGTAACGTTCAATACGGTTTGGGTGTCCTGAATACACTTCTGGCAAATGGCTCTGATAATTCCTAAAACCAAACTCGCCCGAACTGCCACGGCTTGCACCGCCTGATATTGGGCTCATTACACCTGAGGTATCAGCCACTCTAAAATATTTTTTCCAACCTGCCATAAGAGTATTTATCGTTAACTAGATGTTGCGCGGAGAATTTGTTTGCTGGTATCAGCCCCTGTGCGGGTGTTGCTTGCAATTTCACTGAGTACCCCGTACATTTCTTTTTGGAATTCCATCATTGCAGCAGGTGCATTTAAACTGGTGTAGGTATTATTTGCTTGATCAGCCATTTTCAGTGATTGTCCTTTAAAAGGACTTACGCCTGACATCATTTTGTCATAGTATCCACCTGGTCCGCTCATTTGTGCCCACCCACTACCAGCCGTTAGATACCGTTCATCTCCTATTCCACGCGACTGGTATCCTTGCATGTACTTTTGTCCGCCAGCAGTGATCTGCTGAAAAACGTTACCCATGCTACCATACTTTGCTGCTTTTAAAATTTCTTCACCACCAAACCCTGTCAGTTGGTCAACTTGGCCACCTGCTATCATCTGTCGATTGAGCTGACCAACGCCGGGTAAAAACATTTGGCCAAACCCTTTATACATTGGCATACCGCCTTGCTTCAAAAGAAATTCATACAGTGCAGTCGCCTGCTTTTTGTTCATAATGTTGCCGTTTTGGCTAGGAGCAAATAATTCTGGTCCTTGTTCTCCGACTATGCCAACCTGTCCTTTGGTCACATAGTCGCCGTCGGCAGCAGCAAAATCTAGTTCAACTGCTTCAGTGGGCATTGCATTGCCGCCACTAAAGAATGATGTAATTTTATCCCACCAACCGGGTTCTTGGTTTGGTCCTCCGCCAATGGTCTTGTTAATGAATTTTGCTAGGTCTGCTAAACTACCGCTTAATCCTTTGACAGCATCAGTGGCAGCTGGAAACACGTTTTTATCAATAAACTTGTCCATTTCAACAGCAAACTGCTGTATACTTTGTTGTGCTTTTACAACCTTTTTGGTTGCTTCGTCTTGCGTTTGTCTTGCACCTTTTTGTTCTTGAACAGTTTTAGCAAGTTCGTCTCTGCTTAATGCTGTATTTTTAGCAAGATCCATGAGTGAAATTGCAGTGCTGTCCAGCGGACCTCCAAGTCCTCCTGCTCGTGCAAAGTATTCTAATCCTACACGTTCAATGGTTGCTTGTGCTGCTTCCTGTGCTCTAGCCAATCCTTCGTTAGCATCAATGGCGCCACTTTTTAGACCAGCAAATATCTGTGAGCCTTCGCCGCCGAGTGCAATTTCTACAGCACGACCTGCTTCTGTAGCAGCTCCGCCAACCAAATCCATTGCGCCTTGTTGCATGTCTTTGGGCAAGCCAGCGACATAGGTGCGTAGGTTTTCTGCTTCAGTTGTACGTCCTTCTGCTTCCATTTGCATGAGTGTGGCACGGAAACGTGTGTTGCTTAATTGTGCATCAAGATCTTTTTGTGCTTCGTCGCGAGTTTTACCTGTAATCCTGGCCAGTTCGTCCAACTGCATGATATAACGTCTAGCACTTTCTGCCTGGGCATTGTAATCGCCCTGCTGATTACGTCCTAATCGCTGACTCATTCCTAGGTATTCAGCAAAGACTTCGCTTTGCTCGCTAATACCAATTCCAAGATTCAAGAATTCTGTTTGCAGTGGCTTAGCTGCTTCAGTAACACGAGCTAGTTCCTGCATGCCTCGTGCAGTACTACCACCAAAAAATGCTAAACTTTCTGAGTTGTTTTTTGTTATTTCACTGAACTGTTGAAAACTGAGACCTGCTTGTATAGCTTGGTCACGCATGGCGCTCATGCCACCAGCTGTGGTAGCACCAACATTACCCAATGTTTGATATGCGGTTACAGTTTTGTTTACTTCATCAACTACAAAGTTGGCTACACCAGAAAATGCTTCACTTAGTCCTGAACCAGCAATTGGGATTGCTTTGAAAACTGCACTAACAGCATTAATTACAGGCTTTAGTGCGTCAAAACTTTCTCTATTTTCACGGGCGGCCATGCCACTTTCAATAAAGGCTTTTCCAAGTTGACCGGTAAACTTTGCTGTGTCTTTGGCCATCCTGGCAAGAGGACGATCTCTAAAATAATCATTCCATGCTTTTTCAGATTTTTCTAGATAGGTAAGGTTTTTACCGCCGGCATTTGCAAGATCATTTAGAGTTTGAGCAGCATCAAAAGTACCACGAGACAAATCGTCTAGTGCGTCTTCAAAGGCTCGTATTTTATCTTCATCCATTCTCTACGCCTATATAAGTAATACAATATTTATGGTAGGAAAATAACCCATGACAAACCCTAATCCGTTGCAGAAATACTTTAGGCAACCAGCAATTTATATCAAACTGCCCAGCGAAGGCAGATATTGGCCGCAAGGCAGTATCGAAATGACACCAAATCGTGAACTATCTGTGTATCCAATGACCGCTATGGACGAAATAACCAATCGCACTGCTGATGGATTGTTCAACGGGCAATCGGTTGTAAGCGTTATTCAAAGTTGTATTCCACATATCAAAGATGCATGGCAAGTGCCCAGCGTGGATCTTGACACTATTCTAGTAGGCATACGCATGGCCAGTTACGGTCACGAGATGGATTTTGAAAGCAAATGCACTCATTGCAATGAAGCAAATCAATTTGCGCTAGACCTACGGGTGGTATTAGAGCAAATAAAAATGCCAGACTATGACACCACAGTGCAGTTTGGCGATTTAGAAATTTACTTTCAACCACTAAGCTATCGTAGCATGACTGAAAACAGTTTAGAACAGTTTGAAGATCAAAAAATTCTACAGAGTTTGGTAGAGGCAGAAATGCCGGAAGCACAAAAAATGGAAATCCTCCAAGGGGCGTTGTATAAACTAGCAAAACTAACAATGAACGCACTAGGTGATAGCATCAGCATGATCAAAGCAGGTGATGATATAGTTGACAACAAAGATCATATCAAAGACTTTCTACAAAATGCTGACAAAAAAATCTATGCGGCTGTGCGCGACAAGGTACAGGCCATGAGAGATCAAGCAACACTAAAACCAGTTACAGCACAGTGCAACAGTTGTAACCAGACATATGAAACTCCATTTACATTGGACAATGCAAATTTTTTCGAATCAGGCTCTTAACCTCAAATTCTGACGACATTGAAAAGTTGGTTGAGCGCCAAGATCAAGAAATAAAAGATATTAAAACTGATGTCCTGAGAATGTGTTGGCACATGCGAGGCGGGCTCACTTACGAAGAAGGCATGAATCTCCGCTATCAGGAGAGAACTATCATTGGCGAGATAATTAAAGGCAACATAGAAA